AGGATGCGATGGATGGCAAGTCAGTCGCTGACATGAGTCGTGCAAAGCAAATTAAATCCCTGTTCCGTATGGTGACACCACACCTTACACTAAAGGACATTCCTATGGTCGTAGTAAATCACACCTACAAGGAAATAGGTTTGTATCCCAAGGATATTGTTGGTGGCGGAACAGGTTCTTATTACTCGGCTGATAACATTTACATCCTTGGTCGTCAGCAAGAAAAAGAAGGCACTGATCTAATTGGTTATAACTTTATTATCAATGTAGAAAAATCTCGTTATGTTCGTGAGAAAGCCAAGATTCCAGTCACTGTTCGTTTCGATGGTGGCATTTCTAAGTACAGTGGTCTTCTTGACATGGCACTTGAGTCTGGTCATGTTACGAAGCCAAATGTAGGTTGGTATGCCAAAGTGAATACTGCAACTGGTGAAGTTGATAGTAAGAAGTGGCGTTTGGCTGATACTGAGTGCGCAGAGTTCTGGGATCCTATTCTTGCTGATGAAAAATTCAAAGAGTGGGTCTGTAGTAACTACCAGTTCAGTGCAGCAGTGGCTGGCAATTTGATTGATGAGGTTGTAGACGATGGTCATGAATAAAATTCAAGATCTTATTGCCAAATGTGAGTTTTGGTATGCTCGAAAGTTCATCACACTCGAAAAACATTATACGTTCTTTTTAGATTTAAATGGTCCACCTGGATCATTTGCGGTTAAATTATTAGGAAAGTATGATGGTGTAATTGTTGAGTACACTAATGTTACAGTTGGTGAAAATGGATTGTTGACTTTTGATTTTGATATTATATCGAATGTTAATAATTGTGATGTGAAGTCAAGAAGTTTTATTCGCTTTACTCAAAACGTAATGCGTAGTATGATTTATAATGCTATAAAAAATCTAGAGAAGGATTTTAATGAAAACGGAAAACTTGATCTTGTCGAATCTGATTCGGAACGAGACTTATATGAGGAAGTCTCTGCCATTTCTGAAGAAGGAGTATCTGACCGAAAGCCACGAAAGAAAACTATTCGAGCAAATAAAGGAGTTCATCCTAAAGTATAACAGTCTTCCACCGATTGCGGCTCTTGAAATTTCTCTCAAAGAGTCTACGAAACTCACTGAAGTTGAGTTAAATAAGTCTCTTGACCTACTCAAGGAAGTATCAAGTGACAAGTCAGAACAAAAACTCGAATGGCTTCTTGACACTACAGAAAAGTTTTGCCAAGAAAAGGCAATCTATAATGCTATCATGGATAGTATTCAGATCCTTGATGGCAAAGATGAAGCGAGGGGCAAAGGAAGCATTCCTGCTCTTTTGTCTGATGCTTTGGGGGTTAGTTTCGATCCTTCTATTGGTCACGACTTTTTGGATAATTACGCTGATCGGTATGATTTCTATCATCGTATCGAGAAACGAATCCCCTTCGATCTTGAATACTTCAACAAAATTACTAAAGGAGGACTGCCGCAAAAGACCCTTAATATTGCTCTCGCAGGTACTGGCGTCGGCAAGTCTCTTTTTATGTGCCATGTGGCTGCTAGTTGCTTGGTTCAGAACTACAACGTTCTATACATTACTCTAGAAATGGCTGAAGAGAAGATCGCCGAGAGAATCGATGCGAATCTTCTGAATGTCTCTCTTGACGATCTCATGAACATGCCGAAAGATATGTATGAGAAGCGCATGGGTAAACTCAAGGAGAAGGTAAAGGGTAAGTTGATCATCAAAGAGTATCCAACTGCATCGGCGAATCCTGCTCACTTCCGCGCATTGATCAATGATCTTGCGTTGAAGAAAAACTTTCGTCCAGATATTATTTTCATCGACTATCTAAATATCTGTGCGTCGGCGAGAATCAAAGCAGGTGCGAATGTTAACTCCTACACCTATATCAAAGCGATTGCGGAAGAACTTCGTGGTCTTGCAGTGGAGAATAATGTTCCGATTGTTTCGGCAACTCAGACGACTCGATCTGGCTTTAGCAACTCGGATCCTGGGCTAGAAGATACTTCAGAATCGTTTGGTTTGCCAGCCACTGCTGACTTTATGTTTGCACTGGTAAGCACTGAAGAACTGCAACAGTTAAATCAGATCCTTGTGAAGCAGTTGAAGAATCGTTATAATGATCCGAATCTTCATAAGAGATTCACAGTTGGTATTGATCGAGCCAAGATGAAGTTGTATGATCTTGAGCAGAAAGCCCAAGATGCTGTGATGCAAGAAGCAGAATCAAAGCCAGTCTTTGATCGTGGTCGTAGTACAGACAAGTTCAAGAATCTGAAGGTGTAATGAAACTACAGAAGATTGAGAAGAAGGTTTATGCTCTTGCCGAAAATTGGGTCGGCGAGAAACATGTACCAACTATGATTCGTCAATTGAACAAAGCATTCAAACCTTTCATTGTTTGCTTTTCCTCTGGAAGATTTGAAGACGATTACTATCCTGATCACAATGTAATTGTGAACGGACATTACTGTAATCGAATTTCTGATATTATCCCAGAACACATATACATTCAATTGAATTTCCCAAAGGATGTTCAGAAAGTATCCATAACTGAGAAGGGTGCTAAGAATTTGGCTGTAAAGGTTATTCGTGCAATTCACCATGAATACCGTCATAAACATCAGCAGAAACAGCGCCCATTTCTTTTGCAAAAAGAATACAAACCAAAACCTAAACAGAATAAAATGAAGGCTATGTATTATGGAAATCCTGATGAGTTAGATGCTCATGCATATGAAACTCAGGCTGAGAAGTTCGATATAAATAAATTGCGTTCGGCTCATAAGATTGGCTGGAGAGAGTGTGAAGCCATCTTTATGTATCGAAAAACGTTTCGGACTCAAGACCCAAAGGTCTGGCAAAAGTTTCTCAAAAAGGTTTATAAGAATGCTTCAGCCTAAAGATATTCTTTCAAGTTATCCAAAGAAAGATGTTCCAATATTATGTTTACCTTCTCACCCAAATGTTAAATTTTGGATAATTCCAATCAGGGATTATGCTGACCTATTAGAAAAACAAGTTAAGAAATCATTTGCAAACACTCCAGCAAAAATGAAATATCTGAATATGTTGGTGGGTTATGCTTCTGGTGAAAAAGGAATTAAGGCAGATTCTCTTCAATCAGCATTGAAAGATAGTAAATTCTCTCCTTCTGAGGTTGCAAAAGATTTTGGAGAACTTCTTGCCCCATTCTATGGATTAAGATATCTCGATAAATTCATGTCTAAAAATGGCGTGAAGGTTCAGAAAGGAACAATACGTCATGCTTATGGCGAACCTGGTAAAAAGTTGAATTCAATTTGTTTCCCAGATGCACAAAATTATCCTATATTTGACTTCTTTGTTCAAAACGGATATTATTTTGGGTTTAGCGTAAAGGCAATGACAGGTGGATCCAATACATTATCACCAACTTATATTGCACAAAGAGTTAATAAGTTAAAAGATTCTGCTCAAAAACAATTAAAAAAAGATTATCCAATTGAGTTTACAGTATTAAGTGTTCTAGCGGAACAAAAAACTTTTGCTGGTCCAGTAGTAGCATTTGGTAAAATTTTAGATATAAAAGGAAATCATTTCCCAGCAATATCTGAAATCAGAGAAATCTTTAAAAAAACAAATTTCGAAAAAGATTCTGAGATTATCGAGAAAAATAAAGAGAAACCTTTATCTGCTTTAAAGTTGAGCGATCGAACTGCATACAATAAATTTATGAACAAGTTTATCATCGATGCCACAAAACAAGATGATAAAGAAAAATATAAGTCGGGAAAGAAAGAATATACTCCAGAAAATCTGGTATATGCGTTTATTAAGTATTTGGCTATGATAGATTATGATCTTCAGCCAATGCTAAGAGAACTATTCCCAGATTTAAACATCATTAAAGTTGATATAGATAATAAGGGTGTGCCGAACTTTAAAATGGTGACTATTATCGAAGCAAAAGATACCATTTTACAAGAATCGTTTGATTTGAGAAGTAAAGCGGCATTCAATAGAGTTAATGATAAACTAGGAATTCAATTATAATTGAGGCTTTATGACGACATTTGTGACTGGTGGTTTGGGATTTATTGGATCTAATTTTGTCCATGCTCACCTAAAAAAGCATCCTTCTGATACAGTTGTTATTATTGACAACTACTCGTACGCAGCAGATTCGAACAATATTCTTGGTCTTCATGAGGACTATCGTGTCATCGTGAAGCGTTGTGACATTCGCAATCTCCCTTTACTGGATCAAATTTATCACGATTATGAGCCAGACATTACCTTTCATTTTGCGGCTGAGTCTCATGTTGATAATTCTATTGCTGGTGATGACATTTTCCTCAGCACCAATATTGATGGCACTCACAACATTCTAAAATGTATTCGTAAGTTTGGTG